TAATGAATTATTAGCTGTTGCTAAATTATCACGACCATTGCTTAAAGATTTTACAAAAGAGCTTCTCGTAAGAGTTAAGTTAGACTTCTAATGAATGAGTGCATTCAAACAATTAAACACAAAGGACGTTACTATAACTCCATTTGATGTCAGCAAAGAATTTTCTTTTACTGGCACAGCTATGACAGCATCTGATGTTGGAATTGAAGTTTATAATGGTCAAAAAAGTTCTTTTGATGTATTTAACCCATCCCCAACAAACCAAACAGGATTTGTTGATAAACAATATATAGATCTTGTATATAATAGTGCAAAGCAATTATATTACACAAACTATTTATCTTCAAGTAGAGGAGATTTAGCTCCCACCCAAAGTATAATTCCAGGGGTAAATAGATCAGATGATAGGTTTATAGGTCCTAGAAATACTCCTAGCTTTGAAAATTATTTACAATCATCACTAACACAATCAAGGTTTTTACCGACAGATAGTAGAATATCAGTAGTATCTATACCTGCAAAACTTTTTGGAGAAAATATAGTTCCATATACATTTGAACTTGAATATACAAACTCATTGGGAGCAGGTAACCAAGCATATAATATTACAGATGATGGTGAAGGAAATATAATATTAAATTCAATAACAGGGTCTGCTGGTGTAGGTTCAGTTGGAGATGTTGTAGGGCAAATATTTTATTCCCATGGTATTTCGGTTTTTACCACGAGTTCAGTAGCAAATTTAGGTAAACAAATGTTTACTATATCTAATTTAGATGATTTAACCATTAGTTTCCAATCTTCACTTAGAATATACGAAAATCAATATAAATGTACTATCAATGAAAATGAATTTCAGTTTTCATTAAACCCAACATTATTATCAGGAAGTTTAAATGATGTATATTATGATTTTGTAACGGGTTCATACTTCACTCCATACGTTACTACAGTGGGATTATATAACGAAAGCAACGAATTATTAATGGTAGGAAAATTATCAAACCCAATTCCTATCTCTCAAGAAGTCGACACTACTATAATAGTCAATTTAGATACTTAAATAATCAATTATGAATTGGATTTATGAAAATAAGGAAATCGAAAAAATATCCGATTTCCCGGATAACACACACGGATTTGTCTATAGAATAATACATAAACCTACAGGTAAAGAATATATAGGTAAAAAAATACTACAATTCACCCGTAAAGTAAAATTAACCAAAAGAGAATTAGCTGAATATGAAGGTGTAGTAGGTAGAAGACCTGCTTACAAACTTGCAGTAAAAGAATCTGATTGGCAGACATATTGGGGTTCAAATAAGCATCTAAGAGAGTTTATGGATAACGAACCACTAGAAAATTTTGAACGTCGTATAGTAATTTGTGCTCCGTCAAAAAAGTTATTAACTTACTACGAAGTAAAATATCAAATGATATATCAAGTATTAGAAAAACCAGATGAATTCTTTAATGATAACATTTTAGGTAAGTTCTACACTAGAGACTTTGATATGTAAACATCCTTTCGTATATTCCGCGTTATGATAAATGAACTACTTGTAAATTTAGTAGATTCTGTATTAGGAAGTGGTAAGAGAACAGCAAGAGGTAACAAAGCATATCATTGCCCTTATTGCAATCACCACAAACCTAAATTGGAAGTCAATTTTTCCCAAAATAAAAAAGGATATAATCCTTGGCATTGTTGGGTTTGTAATAAGAAGGGAAGTCGTATTTCTTCTTTGTTTAAGAAAATTTCTGCTTCTGTAGAAAAATTTGCAGAACTAAAAAAATTAATTGGATCCGAAGTTGAGGTTAAAAGGGAAAAATCAGCAGTACAATTAAAATTACCCCAGGAATATAAACCCATTTTAGGGAGTAAAGATATATTAGCTAGACATGCATTTTCATATCTTAAGAAAAGAGGTATTACTATTGATGATATTGAAAAATATAATATAGGATATTGTGAAACAGGTAGATATGCTAAAATGGTTATTATCCCATCATATGATGAAAGTGGTAATTTGAATTATTTTACAGGACGATCATTTGAAAAAGACCCATATATCAAGTATAGAAACCCCGAAGTATCGCGCGATATAGTTCCATTCGAATTGTTTATCAATTGGAATATACCACTTGTGCTATGTGAGGGACCATTTGATGCTATAGCCATTAAACGCAACGCTATACCGTTGTTAGGTAAAAATATACAACGAAATTTAATGAAAAAAATTGTCACTTCTAAAGTTGAAAAAATATACATAGCTTTAGATACTGACGCCCAAAAGCAAGCTGTGAAGTTCGCTGAATATTTTATAAATGAAGGTAAAGAAGTTTACTTTATGGATTTGGATGATAAAGACCCCAGTGAAATGGGATTTGAAAAATTCACAAATTTAATTCAAAACACCTACCCCATAGACCAATATGGCTTAATGGAGAGGAAATTACAATTATTATGAGTAAAAAACAGATCAAGCATTCGTATAACAGGATTTTAGAAGTCTCTGATGATGCGAAGCAAATTACAATGCCAGATTCTAGATATTATCGTAGAAATGGTAAATATTACCCATCAATTACCTATGTTTTAGGTTCATATCCAAAAGGCAAATTCTTTGAGGATTGGTTAAAAAAAGTAGGATATTCATCTGAGTATATTGTTCGTAAAGCAAGTGAACAAGGTACCCAAACACATGAAATGATTGAAGATTACCTAAACGGTAAAGAATTAAATTTCTTATCTCCATCAGGTTATCCACAATATGATACATTAGTGTGGCAAATGTTTTTACGTTTTGTTGATTTTTGGGAAACTTATAAACCAAAATTGATTGAAACCGAAGTACATTTATTCTCAGATAAGATTAAAGTAGCAGGTACTTGTGATATGGTATGTGAGATTGAAATTGATGGGAAAGTTGAACGATGGGTTATAGATTTCAAAACATCTAACCATTTACAAACAACTTATGATTTACAAGGAGCAATATATGCCCAATGCTATGAAGAATGTTTTGAAAAATCAGTAGATAGAGTTGGTGTATTATGGTTAAAATCATCCAAGCGAGGTCCTAAAGATGGTAAAATGCAAGGTAAAGGATGGGAAATATATGAATCAAAACGTACACAAGAAGAAAATATTGATATTTTTATGACTGTTAAAAAGTTATTTGATTTAGAAAATCCTAAACATGCCCCAATATTCACGGAGTTTAGAACGCAAGCTAAGAGGGATTTGTAATATTTATAACAAAAACATTCAATGATCAGTTTAATGCAATTACTAAAAGAAGTACAGGGTCAACCTAAAGCTATAATTTTAGCAGGAGCACCAGGTGCAGGTAAAGGATATGTTTTAAAAGGTTTAGATTTAGGTGGGTTAAAAATAATGAATGTAGATAATATCTATGTTAATTTACTTAAAAAAGCTAATGTATCTTTAGATCTTAAAAATGCTACCCCTGAAGAAAGAAGTGAGCAAGCTAAGCAAATGGCTGCTGCAAATAAAGAATTCAAAGGTGATTTGGAAGATACAATTAAAGGTAAAGAATCATTTATCTTAGATGGTACAGCTGCTTCATATAAAAAAACAGCTGAGTTAAAGAAAGAATTAGAAGAAGCAGGATATGATGTAATGATGCTTTATGTTTATACTGATTTAGAGCTTTCGCTAAAACAAAATGAAAGACGATTTGAAAAATCAGGTGGTGAAGATAGAAGTTTAGCACCTGCAATTGTAATGCGTACTTGGAAAAGTGTAACTGATAATATAAAACCTTATTTTGATTTATTTACTCCTAATTTTATTGCTGTAGCTAATACATTAGAAGGTGATAAAATTGAAGATATAGAAAAGATAATTCAAAAATATCTTACCCCATTTGCCCCTAAAGGTACTAAACCAAAAACCCAAGCTCAACAACAAAAATCAGATGAGCAAAAAGCAAAATTAAATGCTGAAATACAAGATATGTTAGATGATGAATTCATGGGTGAAATGAAATCTTATGCTATATCTAGAGAAGAAGCACAAATGCGTATAAAACAATTTTTAAGAAGCTAAAATGAATCAATTAACTAAATTCTTAGTAGATGGTATCCTCAATGAAGGAGAACAAAAAACATTAGCTGCTTACGGAGGTGGATTTAAACCACCAACATCAGGTCATTTTGAAGTTGTTAAACAAGCTTTAAAGGATAATCCAGAAATAGATGAATTTATTATATATGTTGGTAGTGGTACACGTAATGGTATTACACAAGCCGAATCTATTTTAATTTGGGAAATATATCAGACATATCTTCCAATGAAGGTTAAAATAGAACCATCTAAAGCTCCAATTGGAGATGTTCTTCGTTTAGGTAAAAATAACCCACAAGATAAAGTTTATTTTGTAATTGGTGCTCGTGAAGGTAATGAAGGTGATTTAGAAGATATAAAAAATAGAACTAGAGCTATTGGTGGTAAACACCCAAACATGGAAGTTAAAGTTATAACTACCAAAAACGAAGGAATGAGTGGAACTAATGCTAGAAAAGCAGCTAAAGTTTCATTTGAAGATTTTGCTAAATTCTTACCTACTGAATTATCAGATGATGAAAAAGAAACAGTATATAATATTGTCAAACCAGTAGTTAAAGAAAGTTTAAATGAAAACGCTTCGTATTCTCAAGATATAGATATCAAACAGAGAATAATGCAGTTAACACAACATATGTTGGATAAAGGAATGAATATAGAACCTTTACCAAGCGTTGAGTTGCTCGATGGTGACAGTGTTAATGCTCGTGAGTTCCTTGGTAAAACCGCATATTATGACCCGAATAGCGCAACAATTGTATTGTATACTGAGGGTAGACATCCAAAAGATATTGTACGTTCATTTTCACATGAAATGATACATCATATTCAAAATCTAGAAGGTAGATTAGGTAATATTATTACTACAAATACTCAGGAAGATGATGATTTAAATGATATTGAAGCAGAAGCTAATCTAAAAGGTACAATGACATTTAGGAATTGGACTGATAGTTTAAATGAGGGAAAAAAGCCATATAAACATAAATATGGTTTTGATGATAAGTTAGGTAAAGATCCATTTGGTATAAGTGCTTATGCTCGTGAATTAGCTTTAGGTTTAGAAGAAGAAATAGACGAAGGTCGTAAAAAGAAAAAAGATCCTAAAAAAGGAACAGGTAAAAAACCTAAAGATTCAAGTCGTAGATTATACACAGATGAGGATCCAAAAGATACAGTTGGTATTAAATTTAGAACTAAAGAAGACATAGTTGATACCTTAAATAAAAAATCATTTAAAGCAAAATCACATGCTCGTCAATCTCAAATTATTAATTTAATACACCAAAGAGTAAGAGCAGCATATAATAATGCTAAAGATCCAGATACTAAATCAAGATTAAAACGTGGATTAGATTATATTACAAAAAAGAAAGAAGCATCTAAGAAAAAAACACAACGTTTAAAAAATCAGAAAAATGAAAATGTAGCACCTGATCATGATGGTAAAGCAGCTCCATATGGTTCAGGATATAAACCTGTAAATGAAAATAAAACTACACATAAAGTTATTGCAAAGGGAATAGTATTTGAACCTAAAGATATTATTATAAATGTAGGTGATACTGTAGAATGGGAAAATAAAGAAGGTTACCATAATGTAAATGGAAAAACTTCTCACCCAAGAAATAAAAATAATCCCGAAAGTTTTGGGAATAAAGTAGGATCTGGGTGGACTTATAAATTTACTTTTACTAAACCTGGATTATATAAATACCATTGTGACCCACATTTATCTGCTGATATGGTTGGAACTATACAAGTAAAAGAAAATGTAAAAGAAGGGGACACATATGAAAAAATGGCTGCTAAAGGTAAAAAAGCAGGTAGTTTAAAACAAGGTACTGTTAGAAAAAGATTAGGTATTAAAAAAGGAGATAAAATTCCATTATCATTAATTAACAAAGAAATAGCTCGTTTAAAAAAGATGGATAAAGATCCTGATAAAAAAGGTGCTCAGTTAGGTGATAAAAATCAAAAATATTATAAAGCATTACAATTATCCAAAACATTAAAGACTACAACTAATGTAAATGAAGATGCTGGTATGATTAAATGTAGTAATTGTGGTTGGGAATGGGAATTAAGTAATGGTGGTGATGATCCTTACTTATGTCATAAATGTGGACATGATAATAAACCTAACCTTATGGAAGGACGTTACGATACAATTACAAATAAACTTTCTAAAATCATCTTTGAAGCATTTAAAGACATGCACGATAGAGGAGAGGATGAGGGTGAAATATCACTTACAATAGGACCCAATGATGAAGATATTATTTCTAATGAATTCGAATTTGATTTAGAAGCTACAGTTGAATTTGGTGATGATGATCAATATGGAGTAGATGGTGGTGCAAATGTTGGGTTTGATGATTATGGAGATGAAGTAACACCATTAATATCAGTACGATTCAAAATACCTAAAAACCCAAAATGGAATATAATATCATTTGATATTAAAGATGTCGTAAGACATGAACTAGAACACCTCACCCAAGAAGGTGAAAATTTAAAATCAGGTAAATTCATGAAAGATGATCAAATATTAAGAAATTTGATTGATATGAAATTATTATCTAAAGCTGAATATTTTAAATTAGAAAAAGAAGTAGACGCTATGCTTCAGGGTATGTATTTTAAAGCTAAAAAATCAAAAACACCATTCGAAAAAGTGTTAAATGATTACCTAGATATCTTTGTAGATCAAAAATCTATTTCAAAAGAAGAAAAAGACGATGTGCTAAATATTTGGAGAAGCAGAAGAAAGGCATTATCTTTACCACCGTTCGAGTAACACTAAAAAAAATAATAAGTTATGAAGTATGAAATTTATTCCGATATGGATGGAGTTATCACTGATTTTGATGCTCAATTTAAAAAACTATCAGGTGGTATCTCTCCATCAGTGTATGATAAGAAAGAAGGATTAGAGAAATTTTGGGGATTAATCGATGATGGTGGTGTTGGATTTTGGGTAGGAATGCCCTGGATGGAAGATGGAAAAACATATTGGGATTATATTAAAAAATATAAACCAATTTTATTATCGTCTCCATCACTTTCTCAAGATTCACGTTTAGGTAAACGTTTATGGGTTAGAAATAAACTACCAGGTACTAAATTAATCTTAGCTAGATCTAAAGATAAACAAAATTATTCAGGCGAGAATAAAATATTAATTGATGATCGTCCATCAAATATAATTGAATGGCGTTCACAAGGTGGTATTGGTATATTACATACTTCAGCAGCAAATACGATTGCACAATTAAAAGAATTAGGAATATAATGGGTAAAGATAATGTTTTAAAGAAAGAATTTTCTAAAAAAGATGTAACTCGTTTACGAAATCTTGTACAAGGAAAATATGGTGAAAAGGGCAGCCAAGGTGTAGGTTATAGTAAAAAACAAGAAATATACGCTGAGGGTGATGTTTGGGAAGCAGATGGTAGAAAATGGACTATTAAAAATGGTATTAAACAAAATATCACTAAATTTGATAATGCTAAAAAGGCACACGTTATGCCTATTTTCTGTCCTAACTGTAAAAAACCAATGAAAAAATGGTTTGATAAGGACTATTATAACATCCATAAAAAATGTTTTGATTGTGTTATTGACTTTGAACATGAATTAAAAAAAGCTGGATTATTCGAAGAATATGAAAGAAATATTTTAAATTCTGATATTGATGGGTTCATTAAAGACTTTAAAGCATATGTAGAAGATGAATTAACCCAAAATAACAGCTCATTTGTCAGTGAAAGTGGTGATGTCGAAAAATGGGTAGGTGGTTTAAATGAAAAACGTGTATTAGAAGCGTTGGATAAAACCATAGAACATTTAGAAAAAATGAAAAAGTAACAAATTTCCGTATATTTATAAATAAAACAATTATGTCAGAATTTAATATGTCATCTTGGATGAAAAAACAATACTTAGCTGAAGCAGGTTTAGACACACCTGTATCTAAAAAATTAGCTAAAGCTATGAACAGTGCTATGGATGAAATTGATAGTGAAATGTCTTATAAAGATTTTGCAGTAGCAGTTGCTGATGTTCTTAAAAATGAATATGGTAGTCATGTTTTTGATATGTGGATGGGTGTTTTACACTCTGAATTAGGATATGGTGATAAAAAAGAAGATAAATAATGGAGGATATTAAAATAATCCAAGAATTCTTCTCCAAATCAATGGACGAAATTAACGAAGAACTTTGTGCTAAAGGGAAACGTTATATTAAAGCTCGTAAAAGAGCAGGTGAAAAATCATCTGCTTATCTATCAGGACGTGGAGTTAAAGTATGCAAAGGTTCAATTGAATGGCCTAAAAAAGGTAAAAAGAAAGTCAATGAAAATGAAATAGACGCTTTAGCTAAGGAATTAGCAAATGCAGTTGAAGATAAACTAGAGGATAAGAAAGATGATATTAACGAAGCAGTTGATCCAATTTCTATCCTTTCTTATGTTTTAGCAGGAACCACATTAACTAACATTATAGCTAAATATGTTGGTAAATTATTTAAAAAATATAATTTTGGTAAAGGTGAAGCAGCTGCTAAAAAAATATATGATTTTACTCATAAATTAGAAGGTGATTTTAAAAAGCCAATTGGACGTGTAGTTGGATTGTTTACTAAAGATGAAAAAGCTAAAAACATGGTTACTGATGGTTTATTTGCTTTATTACTCCTAGGATTAGGAGCTAAAGCTGGAACTGAAGCATTTTCAGCAGTTAGAAAATCTAATTTAATTTCAGGTGGTGTTAGTGGTTTAAAAGCAGCCCTAAAGGGTAAAGATTTAGCTACATTAATACAAGATACAATATCAGCAGTTTAATATGACAACGGAAAGAATAAAAGAGATAATTAAAGAATCTTTAAGAGATTGGTTTAAAAAGGAAGATTGGGTAAAAATCAATACTGCAGGAACTATTGAAGGTCCTTGTGGTACTATGGATAAAAAAGAACCAACACAACGTTGTCTACCTCGAAAAAAAGCCCAATCAATGACCAAAGCACAACGTGCTGCTACTGCTAGAAAAAAAGTTAAGGGTTCCCGTAAAGGTAAACAATTTGTAAAAAATACCAAGAAAGGTAAATATAAAAAGAAAAACTGATATTTATAACAAAAATAATAAAATGAAAAAATCCGAATTAAAAGAAATGATTAGAACTTCACTATTAGAAGACATGGAGGATGGAGTAGAAGAAATGCTTGGTGGTCCATTTGGCGGTGTATTAGATAGTGGTGCTAAAATGGGACATAGTAAATCGTCCCCACTTGAGTCTCTAGAATCAATGTTAAAAGCACACGATTTTTACTATGCAAAATCTGATGATAGCAGAGCATACAGTAAAGGTAATAGTGCTGAAAGAATGATCCGAATGGAAATGGAAAAACTTGCTGACGCTGGAATGAAAGAAGAAGCAATGGAATTATATAAAAAATATGCTCCTGAAGGATATACAGTTACTCTTAGAGAAGAAGAAGAAGTAGAAGTAGAAGACGAAGTTGAAGTAACTGTAGATGATGAGAAAGAAGGTATCGAAGTGAAACAAGATGCTAAATCTGATTTAACTGGTGTTGTTGGTAAAATCCAAGATAACCTAGAAGCTGCTTTAGAATCTGCTCGTGAATTGGGAGATGAAAAATTAGAAAACCAAATTGGAAATACATTAACATTCTTTACACGTGCTCACGTAGTTAAAGAAGATGCTCAAATAGATGTAAACGTTGATTCACCAGCTGAAGATGCTGAAGTTGGAATGAAATTAGATGAATCAGTAACTAGAATGCAAAAATTAGCAGGACTAATTAAATAATAATTGATATGCCTAACGAACGTAAACTTACTAAATCCGAACTTAAGAAGCGGGAAGATATCGTAATGGATATGAAAAAAAACAAACGTGAACTTACTAAACGTTATGGTAAAGATGCCGAAGCCGTAATGTATGGTAGAGCAACAAGATTAGCAAAACAAAAATCAGAATCAATGAATCCAGATAAGATAAGAGAAATGATTAAATCATCTCTAAAGAATCCTAAAAAAGCAGATTTAAACAAAGATGGTAAACTTTCATCATATGAGGAAAAACGTGGAGCCGCTATTGAAAAATCAATGAAAGAAATGGAGATGAATGATCCAATTCTTGTGAAAATGAGAGCTGCAGCTGCTAAGGATGAAAAACCAGATTTTGGTAAAGAATATGGTGAAGCTGTTCAAAAAGCTTATAACAGTAGTAATTTAGCTAAACTAAATTTTCTTAGAAAAGAAAGATCACAATTAATGCGTGATATGGAGCAAGAAGCAGAGCCAGAAGGTGGACCAATTGCTGATGAATATGGTGCTAAATTAAATCGTATTGATAAAGCAATTGCTAAATTATCAGGTAGAAAAGAAATGACCTATGATCAAGCAATAGCTGAAGGTGATGTTAATGAATCACTTAATCCTGAAGTATCTGAAAAATTAAATCGTTTCATTAAAGCAATGGCTAAACGATATGACTATACAGAACAAGATGCTGTATATGCTATTATGGCTGCTTTAAAACAAAGAGATTTTGATGGTTTAAATGAAGGAATGTCTAAAGAGCGTATGATTAAACAAATCGAAAGAGCTCTTAAAGATGGTCTTTCAATATTTAAACTTCCAATGGCTACTCAAACCTATTATAGAAAACACAAAAGTGATTTTGATGGTTTAAATGAAGATATCGACTTAGGACATCAAGATAACGAACCAGGTATGATTAAAGCTCAACTTTACCATATTGGTAGTTATGCTATGGAATTATACAAAATGATGGACGATTTAGAAGATATGGGTGAAGTTGATTTCCCATCATGGTGGCAATCAAAAATCACTACTGCTGAAAATATGATAGCAGGAGCTAAACATTATCTTGAATTCGAATTGAAAGAACCAGCTATCGATGCTTTTGTAAGTATGAGTGATGAATTAGAAGAAGTTACCCGTTATAGTGGTTTTACAAGAAACCCAGAAGATCCAGATTCTGTTCCATTTGAACCAAAAGGATCAGTAGCTCAATTTCAAGAAGATTTAACAGCATTATTTGGTAAATTTAAAGGTGATTTAAACAATCCGGAGTTTATAAAAGGAGTAGCTCAAATAATGGTTAATTGGAAATCATTATTAAGAAGTCAATTAGAAGAAGAACTATATACACCAAACGAAATGGGTGATATGGCTATTGAAAAAGAATCAGCATCAGGTGCTTTTGAATCTATTTCTGAAGATGAAGATGATATGAATAAAAAAGCAGAAGAGCTTATAAAAGATACTTTATCTAAAGAAGGTGGAGCCGCAGGGTTAAAACCATTAATTAAAGCCGTAAAAGGATTAGGTTTAAACAAAGATGAAGTTGTTGCTCTACTTAAAAAAATGGGTAAAGTAAAATTACATAAAGATGGTGATTATATTTTATTTCCAGTAGAAGAAGATAGAAAAGCAAAAGAATATATTCAATCTATTGAAGACGAAGACGAACGTGAAGAAGAAAGAAAACGTATGTTTGATGATGAAAAAGAATCACTTAAAGAATATACAAATAATAACTTTAAAGGTTCAGAAGTCATATCAAACGTAACATCACCAGATATGTTTGCAAAGAAAGCAATTGAAGATTTATTTCCTAATGGTGTAGCAAGTGAAGGTGATGCTATTGAAGCTTTAAAAGCTCATGATGCTAGCCCTACTAAAGCAAGAATGGGTAGATTTGCTCCTATGTTTGTTCATGTTCAATATCATGATTTTGAATTAGGTGGAGAAGAATATAGAGCAAATCAAACACAATATTACAACTCAAACTTTGAAGATACAGATCCTACATTCGACCCTAGAGTAACAAAACTTACAGTAGATAAAATGGTTGATGGTAAAGGAGAGGAAATAGGAACTATTTTAGTTAAAACTGATGAGTATCTAAAAGATATAAAGGATCTAAACATTATAAGAAAAGCAATGTAATATGACATCAGAAGAATTAAAGGCTAAAATAAAAACTATTATACCAATAGTATATAAAGCTCGACAAAAAGTTGAGTCTAAAGCTGTTGAATATGATGAGTTAACAAAATTCCCCGAACTTAAAGAAGTTATAGTTGACTTGTTAACGGCGGATTTTGATTCATTCCTAGCCTCTATTGATTGGGTTGCTCCCCGTCCTACAACATTCCGTATAAACTTGAAAAATGGTGAAGATTTCTATCTCATATACAACAAAAGAAGTTGGGTTGCTCAAGTTGAAGGTAAAAAATATTACTTACTAAATCTTCCAGAAGAAGAACGTGCTACAGAAGCAATTGCTCGTATATTAAGATATGGAGCTAAAGATGAGGAAGTAGAAAGTATTGATGTTGAAGGTGCAGAAGACATCTCCATGGATGCTAGTGAAACAGAAACAGAAACTGTTGAATCATAAAATAAAATAAAATAAAATAAAATAAAATAAAATAAAATGGACAATTTCGATTTAAAAAAATATTTAGCTGAAGGTAAGTTATTAAAAGAAGAACAAGGGTATACTCTTTATACTACTAACGTTGAATACGATAACGGAAAAACTGGCTATATGTACCAGTTAACAGATACCGAAACCGAAGAAGAAAATGAAATTGGTTTCGATCAATTATATTTTGACGATGAAGATAACCGTTTAGAAATGGGTGTTGATTTTAAAGACTTTGATCAAGGTAGCTACCAAGAAGGAGAATATACTGCTGATGAAGCTATGAAATTATATAAGGATTTAGCTGAAGGTAAGCTATTAAAAGAAGACGATATAGCCGAAATGGCATATGAAAGAGATTCGGTAGAAGATATAGTAAAAAGAATTAAACCAATATTAGCTAATCACCCCCAATTAAAAAAACAAGAAGACCCAGAGCAATATTTAATAGATTTTGTTACAAAACGTAAACGGTTTATTAATAAAAATGAAGCTCCTATTGGTAAAGATAAATTTGCTCGTAATATTGGTACGATGCCATATGACAAGTATATTAATCTTCAATTTAACGAATATATATATTCTACTACACCATAAAATAAAGTAAAATAAAATGGATAATTTCAATTTAAGAAAATATTTAGCTGAAGGTAAGCTCTTAAAAGAAGAAATGAAAGCACCTAGTGGCTGGACTGAAATCAAAGACTTATCAGACATACATTATAGCGAAGAAGATGGTGAAATAGCTGTTAAAGCATGGGATGCGCCGATGGAAGGATGGGATGAAGAACATAAAGACATGATCATAATAAGAAAAGATAATAGTGGATTTTATTTAGATGGGTATGTATCTTTTGGTGATTTTGAAATGCAAGGTCCATTTAACACATATGAAGAAGTGTTTAAATTAGCTGTTGAAGAAATGGAAGCATTGAAAGAAGATTGGGACGAACAATAAAATAAAATAAAAAAAATAAAATGGAACAATTCGATTTAATAAAATTTATAAGTGAAGGTAAATTGCATGAAGCAGCAATGGCTTGTCCTACTGCTACACAAAATCTAGAGGTAAATACTAAAAACCGAGACGCTTCAATTAAAGCAGATTATATTAAATACGGTCCATTAAATGTTGATGAACCAGGTGATTATTGGCTTGATTTAGCCGAATATTGGGATACAACAGAAAAAGCAGCTAAAAAAACACTTTGTGGAAATTGTGTTGCATTTGATATCTCACCCAGAATGGATGAATGTATGCCAGGTAAAGTATCAGATGATGATGGTAGATTAGGTTATTGTTGGATGCACAGTTTTAAATGTCATTCAGCTAGAACTTGTAGAACTTGGGCAAAAGGTGGGCCTATCACAAAAGATAGCATATCTTACGATTGGCAAGAAAGAAAAGAAAATGGATAATATAACAAAATATTTAAATAAGGTTGCTTATAAGTTTCCTAAAGGATATCCTGACATGAATAATGCTCAGGATGTTTT